CATCCACTGCAGAGCCTCCAATGCGTACTCTTCAGCTAACGCAATATCTTCAGAAGTACGACTGGAGCGCATCAGCAGCCACAGCCGGGAGCCGAACTTATCTCCTTCATCGGAGTAAGAATCCGCCCACCAGCCCATCTTGGATTCACCCGGTTTTTCGTCATCTTCTTCTGCCCGCGCCCACGAAAAAAGGCTGTTCACCACAGCCCTTGCTAAGTCATCCCTTGCGAAGTCGGTTAGGGTCGCCTCAGCACCATTTAGATAAAACTGCATCGATCTCTACCAATTAAAAAATTCGCTGCGATTACATCTTTTGATCCGGAGAAGGCCCTCCGTTATGCGTGTGACTGTTGTAAGTTCCTCGCATCCCGGACATTGAATAAGCTCCCCCTTTGTCTTTGACGTCGCCTTCGGCCACGATATTTCCGCCTACTTCCAAATTTCCGGTACATTTTGTGAGCGGCGCGTCCACAAGCACAGACGACGTTGTTTTGACTGTCACCGGGCTGTCTACTCCTTCAACTTTTATTCCGTCTCTGGAGAGGAAGACTTCTCGACCTAAGTCATCAAAGACGACTACCTCGCCGTCTTTTAGGTTGACAGGTCGATATCGTCTATCAGTGACCACCACCGCAATCGTATGGTCGCGATCCCCGCCCAAGGACACGGCCAAGGCTTCAGCATCCTGCAGCGGCTCGGATGTAAATCCATAGGGCTCAAAATGCTCAACGGGCTGCCGAACGTCGCCGTTCAGAAGCTCGATCTGAAGTGTTCGGAGCTTGCGAGCTCCGTTCTTAGCGCCGACAACGGCTCTATTGATGAGCGCAGTAACCAAATTCATAGTTTTTAGACAAAAATAAACCCGCCATAGCGACGGGTGGTTTCTAAAAATTTCTTAATTCACTTGCGGCGCGGACGTCCGGCCAGAATATCTTCGACAGCCTGAGCTGAAGAAATATTCTCGGTAAACATTCTGTGATCGACTTCCCTTTGAAGAGCTTCTTCAAATTCGGCCTGACGCTGTTTTTTCAGAACGGCCGGAGAAGGGGGCGGAGTTGTGATGACTGTCATCGGATCACGATAGCCGTCAATCCAAACACAATTAGTAGCATCCCCATTCGGCAGGCGATCACACTTCAGTTCGGCCATTACCGGAGAAGATAGGAAGAAGCTCAAAGCGATTGTTAAGAAGCAGATTTTGTTCATGGAATTCTCCCGCTGTCTTTTTTTATCTCTTCGTCTTCAATTTTAATCTTCTTAGCATCCGGCTCTCTCATTAGTGTGTAACAAAACGGCTTCTTCAACTTAAAGGAGCAGGTCGTCCCTGACCGGCTCAAAGAGTAGGAAACTTCCGAAATTACCCATGCCGTCTTGGAATCAATGTCCAGCAAATCGTCCGAAACCTTCACCAAGCAATTCACCTTCCAAAGCTTTCCGCTGCTTTGCCTCCAGCCGTGAACAGTATAAGAAAGGAGCTCAGATTCACCGCTGCTGACAATTTGTAAGACGCCAACTCGCTTTTTCAGAATTTCCGAGGATGCGTTCCCGCTCTCCAACTGAACCAAACATCTGCGACGGGTTCCGGTCGGATCCTTTGCCTCCGCTTTTAACTGGTTTGAAGAAACAGGAAGTTCGCTCAGTACGTTTGCGGCTTGCCCTAGCGTTACATATTCACTGTAACGTTTTGAATAGTCTGCAGAATGTGAACCTTCGAGAACGTTAACTCCTAACTGGATTGCGTCTTCACACATCCCAGCAGAACCTGCCGAAGCAATCACCAGATCTCCGAATTCGTTATCAGTCAGCAGCAGGCCATTTTTTCGAAGGTAGTTCTGAATGGCACTTCCGAGCTTTTCGGTTCTCGTAAACTCCAGGTTTCTGCGATCCACTGCACCTACTTGGTCCACAACCTTAATGTCATAGGCTCGGCACACCGACTGCAGGTTCTGAAGATTCGTTTGGTTTTTATACGAAACCGGATACTCCATCGGCATGCAGCAGTCCTGCAGATCAACCGTTTTACTGGCGCCTGAAATCCTAATAGAAGATCCGGAAGCGTTATACGAAACCTCGCGCTTCGTTATGTACCCTGTGAGCACGCGATCTTCACCGATAAAAACCTGAACACTGTCTCCGGGTTTCACTCCCAGAGTCAAATCCTCTTTATCGCGAGTGGCCGAAACCGTGAAGGTTCTCGCCAGCGTCTGCAGTGCACAGGTAATGCTGACATCCAGCCAGTTTTCATACTTTCGGCCGTTAACGTAAAGCGTTACCGTATTATTTGGTTTGGAATTAACTTGCATAGGTTAAATATGACTAATCCTCCGGAAATCCCAAAGGACATCATTGAGAGCTACAAAAAGCTATCCGAAGCGAAACAAAAACGTCTGGAATTTATGGCCGCTTATCCGGAATACCTTCTGGATAAGAACCGGGAAGACCTGCTTAACGGCATTGACCTTATTCGGAAAGATTTTCAAAAAAGCACGGAACAATTAGCCCAAGAGCTCAGCAGAACTTCTTCCAGAACAGCCTGGAAAATAGCCATTGTCAGTCTTTTCGGAGGCTTCCTTTTAGGAGTGTTTGCCCAAGACTTTAAGGTAGTGCTATTCCGAACAGTTGAAACACGGTCCAGTGCAGTACTGCCCTCAAAAGAGGCTCCCAAAACATTATTGCCGGAGCACCTATCAACAGAAAAAGCACAAATGCCGAAATCTGAATGACGATCCAGTTATTCCAATTGATCTTCATCGCCGCCTCATTCATTCAAAAGTTTCAACTCAATCGCCGGAACAAAGCCGGAATGTCGGATCTTGTTTCTCCCGACGATTTCGGCTTCTCTGGATGCATCGCCGTAATAGTCATAAGCCAGCACCAGGGCCGGCTGTACTGAAGACGGCTTAAAGCTAACCAGACGCGCCTGATTTTCTGCTCTTTGCGTAATTGCTTCATAGACAGCAGATCGAGACTCACACAGCGCTTCATAAATCGGATCCGAAGAGACCTTCAGGGATTCTTCATCAATCGCCTCCAGAATCTCATTTCTCACAGCGATTAGGTCATCATAGGGAGCTGTCTGCACCGTTGTTGAAGCATCCAGCCTATCGTTGCTTGTCCCGATTTCAGACGCTGCAACAACCATGTTGGCCACAGACAGTCCCCTGATCATGGCTTGGCCTGCAGCATTGGCTTTTTCGATCCGTTCGGAAGTCGTTCTGGATGCAACGGCCTGGGGCTTCGCGCTGTTTAGCTCAGAGCTCTGAGTTAAGGAACGGAAGCGGTGAGAGACATCGGTCCATGCGTGGACGGTAGACGCAAATCCCTGCAGTCCGTAAGTGTCCAAAACCCGATTAAACAGAGCATCAGGGGCGCCTTCAGCTAACGTGATGACGTCGTGTGAGAGTGTCGCGAGTTCATCGGCCAGGTCAAAAGTGTCGCAAACCGATTGAACGGTTTCGCTGTTAAGAATCCCCTGCAGATCCAGACCCACGGCTTCTTTCACAAAATCCTGGGCTCCGGTCAGATCAAAGGTTTTCACAAACTCATCGAACTCAGCATTTACAAGCAGCTGAGCTGCAGAAAGGCACTTTGCTCCGACGTCCAAAAGAGCATTCGGATACTGCAGCTTTCCGCTCTCGACAAAAGTCAGAGAAACGGAAGCTATACGGTTCGATTCAAAAACCGGAGCGGAAAGGTCCGTCGGCGTAACCTCCATCGACCCCAGCCACGGATGGATCAGACGTCCGCTGCCGGGCTTTTCGCAGGCCGCAATCAACCGCTTCATCCGGGCGATGTAGTCGTATCCGACGACAAAAGCCGTAATTCGGATCGTGCGCTTAGAGCGCCCCATATCCTCCGTGAAAGGATCGTCCCTCTGAGGATACTCAAAGGTCTGAGTACGTCTTCCAATCGAGAGATTAGAGGAGGTCACCTCAAAGGGAACTCCACGGAAGGACGCCCGTCTCAATTGAGGTGCATTCATTGATCAACCCCTATAAAAGAGTAGTTTTGAGTGGTCGCACGCATCGAGCCGCCGTTGGAATCGACCTTATCCACTGCTGCGGAAAAACCTTGAGGCAGCTTAAGCGTGACTTCCAAACGGTTATCAACTTCGCTTGCCTGCGGATTCTGAGTTCTTTGGCTAATCGCAGCAATATCTGAAGCATTAAGCGTCGGTGTAGCCGCAGGCTCCGGCGCTTCCGTCCTT